CGTGAAAAGCTGATCAATGCCATGTGGCTTGCTTTCCACTCGTACCTTTGTCCCGATGTGGAAGGCCGTGATATCCTGCCCCAGCGTTGCCATGTCAGCAGCCGTAAGCTCCACGGTTTCGGGCAACTTGACAAGCCCCGCAAGATGTGCTTTGCCCTTTGTCAGCAGATTGTTTGCGTCGGTCACATCATCAAATATGACCGTCTTGACAATCAGCCCGTATTGTGCTTTTGCATCCTCATCCACGATGTAATCAAGGCCATCATTAACCTTTTCAATCGTCAGGCGTTCGTCTGTTTCTTTGTCTTCTGCATCCTTTAGTTTCGCGCCAAGTGGAATAACCGCAGTCGCAATGTCCGCGCCCTTCCGAATGCGTTTCATGTCAAGCAGATTCCTGCCAAACACAATCTTCTGTTGAGCAAGCAGCGTGAAGTCTTGCAGATAGTCCAGGTAATGAACACCATCTTCGTGCCTGATTTGCAGATACCCGCCAAGCAGTTTGACCAGCTTGTCCTGCATTTCAGTCCATGTGTCGGTGTAGTCGATGTTTGACCGAACAATGTAGTCATTCGCATCTGCCACCGTCACGTTGCCCAGCGTGAACCGCTTTTCTGCATCCACTTGGCTGTTATGGCTATCCAGCAGAACAGCCAGGTATTCCGGGATGCTGCCGGAGAAGTCATATGGTCGCATAATGCTGTCAAGCAAAAAGGCCATCTCCCCTTCACAGGTGATAGCCTTCTCGTTATGCCAGCCTATTTCATCGTCCAGCACCCTTCCACGGAACAACAGGTAATCATCCTGGTAGACCGTGATAATGCTTTTCATCTTGTGAATCAAGCCATAATACGGATGGTCTGGAGGAACTGTGAATGTGAATGACCCTGTTTTGTTCACTTCCAACTCAATAGCAGGATTGAGTAACACAAGGTTTTCCAGTTTGCTATGATACAGGAGCACACCGTCACAATACACCCGATACATCACAAATCACCTTCCTGCCATGTGAAAGTGATTGTGCCTGTGCCTGTCACAGTGACAATGTTTTCGCCCTCCACAAGCTCAATTTCGGGGATGGTATATGTCCCTGCGCGATTCGTCCATATCCCTTCGCCGAAGGAAATTGTCATGTCCGCCGTGGTGGTGATGGTAGGCACAGCACGTTTCCGTGCATTTGTCAAGGCGATGGTCTGAGTGCCGCTGACAGCCTGTGTAACAACGGTTTTCTCCATCTTGTACTTGTAAGGCTCACAGTCGCAATCCACGCTGATCCTGCCAATGCCTCGCTCGTCCTTATAGGACGATACAAAGCATCTTCCCACATAGAAGAAGGAAGGGTCATCGTCAAGGATGATCCTTCCCTTCTTCCCGTGAATCCGGTTCTTCACGTCTGCAAACTGAGAGAGTTGTTCATTCCGGGGCTGAATGCTTTCAAAGTCAAATCGGTGCTGCACATTCAGAAATTTGGTTTCACCGAATACATCTGTAAAGTCCAATTCGCCGTCTGCACCTTCAATGTCGATGGTATACCGTTTTGCAGACGGCGAACCAATCTCTTTTCCAGTCCTCAGAAGATGAAGGTCTTTATAGGAATGAAACCCAAGGAATGATACTCCCTTCATATTCACCGCCCCTTACGCGTAATAGGAAATCTGAGCCGTTATTGGCTGAACAGCAGTTATACGCCCTTCCAAGCTCGTGACCACATCAATGCCTGTCACCACTTTCAAACTGTGTTTTGTCAGAGCATCACCGTTGACAGTCAAGCTGCCCGTCCGCATTTCATCTGCTGAAACCGCGTCACCGCTGATTGATGGTGAGTTGACGTTCTCTGCATACAAACTGCCGATGTCAACGTCATCGCCCATCTTGACATAGCCCTCAACTTCAAACTTTTCGGCTACCATTTGGATCTCTTTGGCCTGTGCTTTAATGGCATCTGCTTGGAGCAGAATCTTGCTATTAAGAGCGTCTACCTTAACTTCAAACGAGTCATTGGTTTCTTTTAGCCACTTGTGCATGTGATTCATATTGGCGTTATACTGCTTATTCCTCGCCTCATTGCTATCTGTCAACGACTTCTGAGGCTCGCCGAACGTGTACTCTGACTCTTCCGGCTTCTCAATGTTGAGGTCAATGGCAGAGCAAATATCCGGCTCGTTCAGGCCATGGGGCGTAGACCTCAACGCAACATTCATACCAAGACGGATGCTGTCAACACTTGTGTCAATAATGTGCAAATCAATCGCCTTGATAGTCAGCGTCCGAACAGCCTTCATCTTCTCAAACTGCTCCAAGCCCTTGTCCATGATCTCCTGCGGGTCGGTCACGTCCTCCCATTTGTACGTCTTGACAATTCGACCATACTTTGCTATGGCTTCTTCGTCCTCAATGTAGTCCTTGCCGCCGTTCACGGATTCAATGGTGATAGGGTCTTGATTCTTGGAATTATAGCCACCAAGAGGAACAAGCACAGAGAACACTTCGGAAGCATCAATCTTGTTTTCGATGGCTACGAGATTCACACCGAACTCAATCGCTTGTCCGCATTCATCATCGTACTTGTCGATATAGTCAAGATAACGCACCCCGTCATCTACACGAATGCGCAGATACCCACCAAACGGGCTGATCAGCATCTGCCTGATTTCAGCCAGCGTATCAGTGTACGCTTCCGATTCTGTTTCCGTCTCGTCCTCGTCAGTTACAGCCGTGATGATGCCAACCTCAAACTGTTTGTATTCATCAACCTGTTCATTGTGTTTTTCTACAAGCTGCTTGAACAGTTCGGATGCTTTTCCTTTGTAATCATAGGGACGCACAAGGCTATCAAGCAGATACGCCAATTCGCCCTCGCAATACACCTTTTTCTGATTGTAAACATCAGATACGGTTTCAAGCACACGACCACGGAAGATAACCTCGCCGTCCTGCTCCAGCGTGATGATGGTTTTCAGTTTGTGCAAGCCGTCATACAGCACATTCCCCGGAAGCATCGTAAACTCCAGTGAACCAGCTTTGTTCAGTTCATACTTCGCCTTGGGTGACTGAACATGCAACGCCATATCATCAGAGGAGGGGTCGTAGAACACGACCCCATCCGCTTTCATCTTATACATTACAGCATCTCCGCCCCTTCATAGCTTCTCTTGAAAGGCTCAACTTCTGCCGTTATCGGGATAGTGACATGCTTCATTTCGCGTTCAGGATCACCAACCGTCACCCTGCCTTTGTAGTAGTACATAGGGTCATCGTCCAGCGTGATCTCCACCAGCCGCCCATGCAAAGCAGACAAAATGTCACTATAAATGGCAGACCAGTCTTCCCGGTCTGCCATCGTGATAAACTCCGCATCAATTGTCCTGTTCCTGTACTGCACTTTCCCCGTCAACGCTTCCGTCAAATCCATAGAGCCATGAACCCCAGGGAGTTCGACATAATGCGTTTTCGGTTCAGGAGATGTGATCTTCGGTGGGCTTTTCAACAGCAAGCCCCAGTCCCAATAGGAGTGTTTCTTGTTAAAGGAAATACCACGCATTTACATCACCGCCTACCGCTCAGTGTACTCAACCCGCCAAGAGCAAGGTTAATCCTCGGTGCAAGCTGACCAACGATAGCCCCAGTGTCAAGCGTTACGTTGCCAGTTGTGACCGTGCCAGTAACAGAGATGTTGCCAATACCCGCAGAGATTGCAGAAGGGATTTCGCCCGTCATGCTCTGCACCGCAGCAGTCAAGCCCTGCACAGAGGCAATCAGGCCGATAATGCCTCCACCACCCATGCCTTCGTAAACAGAGGGGAGCGAACCACTTCTATCATAAAAGCCGTAGTTGCCGAACCCATCTCCGCCACGCTCAGGCATACCAGAGGCAGAGGCAAAGAGCATGGCCTGATTATACATGTTCGCTTGCAACCATCTCAGACTTGCGGCGGGGCTCCCGTTATGCTCGTTCTGCTCATCCTCGTTGTTTTGATTCAACAGCCAGCTAAAGCCAGGGAACATATAGTCGAACCACGTTTTTTCGCCGTCCGTTGACCCTTCGCCGCCAGTTGACCCTTCGTCATCTTTTTTAACCCAGGGTAGGTCAGTTGCAAATTGTTCATCAGGCAGCGGGATGTATTCCGCGAATTGTTTTTCAATGAAAGCATTGATATCCTCTTCGCTGAAATTTTCGTCCCTGCGCGCCTGTTTCCAACTCTCCAAATATGCTTCCCACTGATCCCCTAAGCCCTGATACTCCATCTGTTGCTTGATGTACGGAAGATTAACGTCCGAGGTCAAACCACCAAACTCTTTCTTTCTTTCTTCAAGCCCTTCTATACCGCCAGCCATCAGCAATGCTGTACCAGCCACTTTATGTCCGCTTGCCAGCAAAATCGCGCCAAGAACCTGTGCCATTTTATCGAACACGCCTTGATTCTCGTTCCAAAATGAAACAATCCCTGTCAGCCCGTCAAGCAAAGCACTAAGCCCAGTTGTCGCGAAATTGCTGAATGCTTCGGCAAGGTTTTCCAACGCCTCCGGGTTTTCGATTGCCCAGTCGTTAAGCTTCTGTAAGATTTCATTCAACGCAGGGATAGTGTCCGATGTGAAAACATCAAAGAACGCTTTGGTAAAAGTACCAGCCGCGATCTCATATGAGTCCTTCATCTTTTGCGCTTGACCGTACTCCGTGTTCATTATGTTGTTCATGGCGTTATAGTACATGCCGCCCGGCGATGTAACCCACTTCAAAGCAGCCGCTACTTCCTCGCCAGAGATAGCCAGTTCAGGATTTCCTTGCAACGCCGCAGCAGTCGCAAGGCCTCTTGCCTTCGTCACCGTCCACTCCGTGTCCCCATCACGCCCAATCGTATTGAAGTAATCCGTCATGATTTGCCAAATAGGAACGCCAGCCTGAGTCAACTGGTTTGCGTCTTGAGAAAGCAATCTCCCCGTTGTCATGATCTGCCAATAGGCGCGAGAAACCTTTGAGAACATTGCCGTATCGCCTTGAGAAATATCGCCTATAACGCCAAGTGTATCAATCAAGTTCTCCGGTGCTGTCCCGGTTGCAAGCAACTTAACGGATTGGTCTATGACTTCTGCCATAGAAAGCGGAGTATCCACGGCGAATCCCCACAGTTCTCCCATGAGTTCATTCGCTTTATCCATGTCATTGCCTAAGTACGTTTTAAGCATCGATGTCCACTTTTCCATGTTTTGATTGTGTTCAAAACCAGTATGGAAATAGTTTTTCATCGCATTTATGCCCTTGTAAATGCTTGTATACAAGAGCATATTCCCTGCGCGGTTCAAGAAATTTGACGCTTTATTGCCGATAGTAGCAGCATAAGTTGTCAAGCCTCCCCACAGGCCACTAAACATGCCGTTTCCACCCGTGCCTGTTTGGGTACCAGTATCAGTTGAACCAGTCGTACCAGACGTACCATTCGTACCCGAATTGCCAGAAGTACCATTTGCACCAGTTTGGCCGGTATATATAACCGTTCCATCTGGGCCAATGACGGCTTCCTCATCATTCAGATAGTAAGTGCCATTTGCCCCCAAATACCCAGCAGGCGTAGTTTGACCAGCAGTCAAATTGATCGTGATTGGGGTAGCCGCTAACGCAACGAGTTGGTTTATGGCACTGGTAACCGCTGCAATATTAGATATTGCAGTTGAATTGCTTACGTTGATTTTTCCCGTTGCCGCAGGATTTGAGGTAATATAACCAGCAACTTCATCCGCCTTTGACTTCACGCCGTCGATCAAACTAAGTGCAGTAGTATTGTCTACACTGACATGACCCGTTGCCGTGCCAATATCAGCCGCCAATTGTTTTGCCGCCAGCCTAACAGCATCAAGCACAGAAAGTGCGAGAGCATTATTAACATTGACATCTCCACTAATCGAAGAAAGATCAGCCTTCAATTGTTTTATAGCCATCCTTACTTCGTTAATCGCAGACATCGCAAGCGTATTGGTTACTTTGATATCGCCAGATGCAGAACTATCAGTGCTGATAAACTTTGCCAAGTTCTGCGCTTCCGTTTTTACCTTTCTAATTGATTCAAGTGCTTTTGTATCATCAATCTTGATTGACCCTAAAAGGGTAAACAATTCCATGTTCCCACCGCCTTTCTTTCCCGTCTTGACAAATGCCGTTTTATGTGCTATCACAAAGTCAACCGCACATAGGAGGTCACACATGAAAACCATGCGCAGAATAACGCTTCTCCTGTTGGTATTCGTTGTGATGATTACTGTACCAGCATCCGCAGAGAACACATCTGCAAACGCAGCCTATGTAAATTCAATGCTAAAAATTGCTTTTTCAGCCATTGATTGTGACTGCATCGTATACGGCAATTCATCGGGATACGTTGTCCAATTTTCAAGCGAGGATTACTCAGCCATGTATCTCATGTCGTTACTAATCAGCAACGATGATACTGATGAAATGATGGAAGGGTTCACCGATTCTGTTGTTGGGCTGTGTTCAGAACTACGAAAGAACATTGAATCGTTAGGAGTTGAAAACCCGAACCTCACGTTGATGCTTACGGATAACATAGAAAAGGACTATATCTATTATTTGATAGTGTACAACGGGCAGGTAATTTACGATATGCTCGCAAACTGATGCAAAAGAGGACGGCTGTTGCCGCCCTCTTTTGTTACCTCACATTGCCACGCTTGACATGTCCCCATCTATCAGCAAGCCCGGTATCAACCGCAGGGAGCAAAGCCCCTACCATCGCGCCAGTATCAAGCCGCACAGCGTTAGGCATGTTACGCCGGAGGAAGTCAAGCAAGAGCCTGTTCTGCTCCACAATGATCCGTCCGATATTCCCTGTCTCATTGCGCACAGCAGTAGATACATAGTCCATCATCTTTGAAACAGGAAGCACTGCTTCCGCGCCAGCCTCACCAACGCCCTGCAATCCATTTCTTGTGTTAAAGATAGTAGGCCGAGTGAAAATCGCGCCTTCCGCATTCCATTTCACATCAAAGGATGGCATTTTGCCCTTCCCGGCGATGCCATATGGTGCTTTGCCTCCGCTGACAGAAATCTTCGGGATTTTCAGATTGGAGAAAATCTTGCCCACCTTCAGCGGGAAGAATCCCTTGATCTTGTCTACGACCTTCCCAACCGATTTTCCAGCCGCCTCGATCTTATCGGAAATGGATTTGCGGATATCCTCAAACCATTTCTTGATCTTCGCGCCAGCATCTTTCAGTTCGTTGAACTTGTTCTTAATGCCCGATATTGCCGTTGAACAGGCTGACTTGATCTTGTTCCACAAGTCAATCCAGAACTTGCGGAAGCCTTCATTGTTCTTCCACAAGTACACAAATCCAGCTACCAATCCAGCCAGCAGAGAAATCACCAAGCCAATTGGGTTTGCTCTCAAAGCCGCATTGAACAACACCACCGCAGCGCGGGTTGCCATAATAGCCGTTTTCGCCGCCGCCATGATCTTTCCCCAATTCATGATGAGCAGGAAAGTGCCAACGCTGACGGACACCGCAATGATTGCAGCCTTCCACTTGTCAACGGTGTTCTTATTGTCCTGTATCCACTTCTTTGCATCCTTTACCTTGTTTATCAAGTTCTGAATGTGTGGAACAGCCGCCGTCACCATGTCAGCAACACCATTTTTGATTGCCGTCAGGATAGGCTCACCGACCCGGCCTAAATCAGCCATTGCATCTGTGAGCCTTTCCTGGGCTTTCCGTGCCTCAATTATGTCCTTGTTTGTGGCCTGATACTGAGCCGATGCTTCCCCGTAGGTGTCCTTCAACGTCTTCATGATGAGGTCTTGACGTTCTTCCTCGTTGGAGCATTTTTCAAGTTTCTTGTTGAAATCCTCAACAGAAATTCCAGCCCACTCCAATCCGTCCGCGAGACTGCCCTGCACCTCTCCGAGGGCACTTGTGTGCCCAATGGCCTCGTACAACCCTTCCAATGGGAGGCTTGCACCGTAGCTTGCGAAGATGCCCGTGCCAATTTTCGTTAGCTCGTTCATTTCCTTCTCATTGTCGGCAATCAGGGCAATATGTTGTGCAGCTTCCACAGCCTGTTCCGTATCACCAAGCACCGCATTCAAGTCTGAATAGGTGTTCTTCGCCTCGGATGAGGAATGCCCAGCAGCCTGAAATGCGCTGTCAAGCAAGCCCATCTGAGCGCGGTATTCCCTCGTTCCTTCCGTTACAGCAAGCATAGCACCACCGATAGCCATACCGACAACGCCCATCCCTTTCATGATGTTCGTTGCCGCCGTGCCTATCCTATTGAAGTGGGTTTCAACTTCCTGTGTTGTCATGCCCGCTCTCTGGGCAATCTCCGTCAATGTCCTGTTCGCTCTCGTCCCGTCTATTGATATCTCCCCGAATAGACGAAATAGATTCATCCTCTCCACCTCCGCCATCTGGACGGAAAGAGGCCATGATATTCATAGACTCATTCACAATTTCCAGTGTTTCCTTCTGCGTTGGTGCTGCATGGGGTTTATCATTCAGGGACTTGCGGAAGTCAGGCCAGGATCGTTCCCAATCCTTATGCAACCAGAACTCCCATAGCGTCTTTTCTTCCAGTTCATCATTGACCGTCTTAATCATCCCGCTCACGAATCTGTAAAGCTGACCAGTCATCAGCATGTTATCCAATAGTTCCATCGGATTTGAATACCGCTGATACAACAGGTCGAAAAACCTTACATCATCCGCTTGACAGATTCGTAAGCCTGTTTGAAAAAATCCACAAAATTTTCATCCTTGACCACATCAACGAACATGTTCAGATATTCAGTCGCGCCAAGGGCTTTGATTTCTTCTTCCTTCATGTCGTACAGTTTGGAAAGGAGCTTGCAAATGCTTGCCTCGCAGTGTTCCAGCCGTTCCAGCACAACGTCAATAATGCCGTAGAAAATAAGCTGACCAAGCTTTTCAGCATTCTTTTCATCACCGTTCTCACGGGCTTCCTTCACGTCTTCCGAATCAAAACAACGCATCAGATTCTTGATGCCCAGTTTGCCGATGATACTCGTCATCAGGAAAATATCAGTGCCCATCAGGGGACGGGGGGTGCGCTTGTTTTCAACTTCACTCATCTTCGATTCCTCCTATTCAAAGAAAAGGGCAGGAGAAAAACCCCTGCCCCATATTGTCGTTACGCCTCAGTAGGATAGTAGATATGCCAGGGCAGGGTATCCGCTTCGGGAGACAGGTCTGCATAGCACTCAAACGTGAACTTCGGCACAGCCGCTTCCTTGTTCTTGCCCTCCAGTTCCAGACCGGAAGTACAAAGAGCGTTGTCAAAGATAATGATAATGGGCTTGCCTTCAATGGTCTTGCCGACATAACCCATAGATTCTACATAGTCGCCCTCGGCGATCTGCGCACGGGACTTCATCTCAGTGTAGCCAGTCGCCTCAGTAGCCGCAGCCGTATCGCCAATGACAGCCATATTGAGGATGTCAGGCTTCAGTTCAATGGGGTTGATTTCAAGCTGGGCAGTCTCACCCACCTTGACAGTCAGACCCTTCACCTTCACCAGCGCACCGTCAACAGGCACATCATAGAACTCAGGCTTAATGGTCAGCTTAGAGCCACCGGAAGTCGCGCAAATCAGAGATTCTGCGAAATTCCATGCTTCACCGCTGAACTTCAAGCCCTTATGAATCGTGCCAGCACCCAGCATGACCGTTTTCGGAGTATTCTCCGTGATACCGGAAGACTTAAACTCAGTACCGATAGCCATATCAATTCACCTTCCATTCTTGAATTTTCAGATTGATCTTCATGCTCTTCCACCCCGCCGCATAGGTGGGAACTGGAATTGCGGATTCATAGAAAACGGCAACCCCCGTGCCATCATCGAGGATTGCCGTTTTCATCATATTCTTTTCGATTTTCCCCTTACAGGTTTCAAGGTTCATCCATGAACCGTTCGTCCAGCCTCGCAGGATGAAGGTCGTTTCCTGATGCCCGTTTTCTTCAAGCTCCCTTGAAGGGCTTTCAAGATAAGAGCCTACAAAGTAGGTTTCAGGAACTTCTTCCGTCCACTCCATGAAAGAGTAAGGGATGCCGATTTCCTGCATCAAGTTGTCAATATAGGCAAGTGTTGCAATATTCATCAGGCAAGCCCCTCCCTAATCAGTCTCTCAAACTCCGCAATGACAGCGGGTTTAGTTTGAGTAAACGCATTTTCAAGGGTGTAGGACGGATCACGACCATTGGAGGCAATTGCATTAGACCCAAATGCCTTGTGGATGTAAGCAGCCGCGCTTTGCGCATCCGCTTCCGTTGCGTAATGGGTACTTTCCGGGCCATCGTATGGCTCACCCTCATTGTAGACCCACCAGTCAGCACGGCCTGGAATGCCGCCATTCTTCGCAGTATCCGCATGAGAGCCGGTTCCGTATTCTTCCCAATATCCTTCTTCCATTGACGTGCCAACAAGAACTCGCCCAGCAGCCTCATCCAGTTCACTGCGATAAGAACCGCGCAGCTTTTGTCCTGCTTCACCATCCAGCTTGACATTTCGGTTAGCATGTGCAGCAACCTCAAAACCAGCTTCACGCAAGGCATTGATGACTGCTTGCGTCAGCCTTGCCGTCACCTGATAGCTGTTGTCTACGAATTGCACAGCCATGTTACCGACCCCCAGTGTACTTCAGGTAAATTTCCCACTGTGAGCCTTCTTCCAGTTCCATAGGATTGTCAAGAAGCATGATGTCATACGCCTTCCCCTTGAAGATCATCCGGCTGTTCTCTGCCGTAATGCGGCTGTCCAGCGGAACATAATCGCCAGTGAAAACGTGTGTAGACTCTTGAATCTTGGCATGGAAACTGGAATAGCCCGCCTTGCCAGAGGCAAGGTCAAGCCATCCGGTCAAGGTCTGAACATCAGACCATTCCTCGGCTTGTTCACCAATGGCGTTGCGCGTCGTGTTCTTTACCTGAATCGTACCTTTGATGTTTCCGCCGATACCTTTCATACGCCGATTCCCCTTCCGAACCGGGATTTCATGTATGGTCTGAGGAACTGCGTCAGCGATTCAGGATAGCCCATAGCGGAGTTCCATGCGTCAAGGTTGATGTAGTTGACCGTGTGGCGGGAGATGGTTTCGGACTGAATGCCAGCCTTCGTCCGGTTTTCAAGCTCCCACATCATCAGGTTAATAACACCCATCTTGACATCAGGCGGATACTGAACCTGTGTGACGTACACATCAATTTCATCACGGGTCTTCTCGTTCACCGTAAAGGTGTCATCATTGGCTTCCTTGATGGTATACAGACCGTCATTCTTCGCCGACCCGCTGATTTGGATGGTATCGCCAACATCATAAGGCTGCAAAGCCTCGGTCATGAACAGACCGCCAACCACATCACAAATCCGCCCAGTGCCGCGCACTTGGAAATTGTTATGCGTATGACTGCGAACCTGATATTCAATACCAGCCAGTTTTGCCTCCAGGCATTCGTCAGTTTCATCCGACTTGATAAACTTTCTCAGTTCCTCAACCGTCATAATCATGCCAGCACGTCCTTAATGGCCTTGATGATATCGGCCTTTTTTCTTGCGTTGCCCAGCTTGATGCCAACGGATTCCGCCGTGGCTTTAAGCTGATTCAGCGTCATTTCATCCAGCCCGTCAATCTTAACAGACTCTTCCTGAGACGGTTCTTCCTCCTGCTCCGTCTTAACAGGCTGTTCCTGCTTGCCGATGCTGTCCAGTGCGTAGGGGAACTTAGCTCTCATGGAGAGTTCCGAATAGGTCACGGAAGGAACGGAGGCCAACTTGACCTCCGCACCCACCGTGTAGCCGATTGTCTCAAACCGGACTGCATAGGTTTTACCGTTATGGAGCAGATAAGGAAGACCATCAGCAAATACATATCGCATCATAGTCTTCCCTCCTTATCCTTAGCCGTTGGTCTTGATCAGACCCATCTTGATGTTCTTGGGATTGAAACGCAGACCCCAGTTGGCGGTAGTGCCCAGTTCCGCGAAAGTGGGAGACTCGTTGGCAATGTTGTCAACAGCCAGGGACAGGCCATTGGGATGCAGGACGCGACCCTGCTTGGTATACAGCATTTCAACACCAGCAGCAGTCTCAGGATCGTAATCCACATAGTAGGAGTTCTCGTAGTTGGTCTTGGTAGCACCCAGGAATGCACCCTCACCGAACAGGTAGGTCTTATACACGGGAACAGCACCAGAGTTGTCCACAGTGTAGTAGTTGGTGCGCAGCACAACCTTACCGCCAATGGTAGGCAGGGTCACTTCGCCCTGGAGAGCGTTGCCGCTGTTGAACTTCATGTACTCAACAAGCTGGAGCTTCTGATAAGCGGCGAAAATCTTGGAGTGCATCACAATCAGACCCATGCCGCCAGCCATGTCACCAAGAGCCTGCTCCTCTGCGTCAATCAGAGTGGTAGCATTGACCATGTTGGCCTCGCCCACAGTGCCAGTGGTAGACAGGTCGAGAACGTGATCAGCCAGTTCCGCAACGCCCAGAACAGCGTCAGCGATGTTCATCAGTTCGTTCTCCCACACCTGAGCGTAATATTCAGCAACGCGCTGCTGAATGTGGCCCAGAGGATCAGCACCAGTCAGCTCCTTGGTGAAGTCGTTGGCCTTGAAAGCCTTCATACGCTGAACCAGCATACAAGTCTGCTTCTTGCCAGCGATCTCAACAGGAACGTTGTCAGTCAGACCATCGTTGTTCAGCGCAGCCATGCCAGCGTCAAACACATTCAGGGGAACATAGAAGGGCAGAGTAGCCACGTTGCCGCTCTTGCCGATAGACTCCATGATGGAAGCGTCCTGATGGACAATGCCGGAAGCAATAATGGGGTTAGACCAATAGTTGGCCTCATTCATCATCTGAGTAAAGACCTCAGCATCAAAGGCGAAACCGCCGAAAGTACCAGTGCGTGCCATAATTCATTCATCCTTTCGTTTTTCCGAGTTGTTTTAGTTGCCGGATAGCTGCTTATACAGTGCCGGGTTCTTTTCTTTCAGAGCCAATCTCTGCTCGTAGGTGTAGCCCCTGAAGGTGTCCTTCGTGATGGGCTGTTCGTTCTTATCGGGCTTATGCAGCGCGTTGGGCTTGTACACCTGATAGCCGTTGTCGTTATCACCAGCAGATTCAAACTGGTTTGGGAACTGAGTTTTCAGAATTTCCAGGGTCTTGTCCCAACCCTTGATGTTGCCGTTGTCATCCAGCGTCAGTGTCTCGCCGTCAGCCCTCAACTTTTCGTTCAGTTTGTAGGCCACATAGTCAACATCCGCGACCTTCTCAGACAGCAAAGCAACCTTGATTGCCGCGTCAGTCTTTGCCTTGGCAAGTTCAGCCTTTAGGCGGTCAATCTCGCCCTGCAAATCGCCCTGACCCTGCGCTGCCTTTTCCATGTCGCCAATGCGTTTCGTAGCATCGCCATACTTGGTACTCAGCGCGTCATAGTCGCCTTTCAGTTTGGGGTAGCGAACGTCCATGTTCTCATGGCTGGTGGTGTAGATGCCGTTCGTTTTCATCGCCTCAGAGAAAGAGTTGGTCTGTTCCTCCGTAGCTCCGAAAATCTGCTGCAAAATCTCGATAATACTCATGGTTTTCAAATCCTTTCGTTACGCTTTTTACACGGTTGCTTCGTGTGATTGGAGGGCTTTTAACGTCATCCCCGGACGTGATATATAAAAGCCCTGCCACGATGTGACAGAGCTTTTATCCGAGTAGTTTTGTCCATGTCTTCTTGCCGACAACACCGTCAACGTCCAGGCCATTTGCTTCCTGGTACTGCCTGACAGCCGCAAGGGTCTGTGTGCCAAAGATGCCGTCCACTCTGCCAGCGGTGAAATCCGTTGTGTGGTTCAGCAACCATTGCAGCACTTTGACCTGTGTGCCTGTGCTGTTAATGCGCAGTGTCTTCATGTCATACACCACGCTTTCAGTTTGAGGCTTGTTTTCGGCTTTCTCAGGCGTTTCAACAGTTTGTTCGATATCTTCCTTGGGTTTTTCAATCGGGGCTACAACGGGCGTTTCTGAGCCGTCTAAGCGCGCTTGCACTCTCGCTCTGAATTTATCCATGCTGTCCCCGAAATGCTTCATCCAACTGATCGGGTCGCCGTGGTTGGAGGCATAGCCCTTCTTGTGCGCTTCTGAATGGCTGGTGATGTTTTCAGCCTTCCATCCGTACATCTTGCAAAGGTATGCACAGTATTCCTCTGCAACAGTGATCGCTTCCCAATAGTATTCGCTGTCACTGTTGCTTCCCTGGCAGATTTCAAACTGCAAGTAGGCGTGAGGATTGTAGTTGTAGCTGCCATTCTTACCCTTGCCAGCACCCCAGCAAGCAATGTCATGTGGCAGTGTTTCCGCAACAATTACGTCACCATACACGTCATAGCCAATGAAGGCGTGAACCGACTTATTGGCGTTCGTCTTGTTCCAATGGTTGTTATACTTGTTCTTTCCGAGTCGTTCAGGTGAATCTACCCACCTACGCAACTCCCGGTTGTTCGCCCCCGTGCTATGCACAAAGATGCCAACAGGGGTGATAGCTTTCCTTTTCGCGTTGTAGCACGGATGCTTCGTGAAATATGCTTGCAGAATATCCACGCTGCACCTCTCCCTTCGCTTTTACTCGCCGTCAGGCGGAATATGTTCCAGCAGAACGTCCTCCACGACAACTTCTGCCTGTTCCATCTTCTTGATCTCCGCATTTACAAGAGCCTTCAGCGTGTCAATGTCCAGCTTGATCTTGTGCTGTGCCAGGAAATCGGTCACATAGGCAAGCTTTTCATCGCCATTACCCGCGCCGTACACCTTTTCAGCCGCCAGCACACCAATCTGAACCCAGCCTCGCGCCTTTTCCAGCACTTCATTGCCGTAACGCGCCTTGAGCCAAGGAATCAGAAACACGGTAACTGCCGTTGCCGCAAGACCAATCAGAGCTTCTACAAGAGGCGTAAAGTCAAACATGATGATTCCTCCTTGTCCGTTTTGAGTTTTTTGTATGTAAAAAGGCCGCATTTCTGCGACCTGTTTACCAATAGGGATTATTTCTTGACTACATCAAGGAACTTGCGCTTGAACTCCTCAAAGCTGTCCGTCTTGTCCAGCCCCCAGTATTTTGCGCGTTCCTTCAATGTCTCCAGTTCCTTTTCGTCCAAGCCCCACCGAGCACGGGTCAATGCGACACATCGGCAGTTGCAATCTTCTTCTGCAACACCAAAGCCGCCAGGATACATAGCAGTCTTCCCGTCAATCTCAAAAGGTTCATCAACCTCCCGAATCTGACCATCAAGCCGCCTGTGCGTATCCCTTGTTCTGCCATCCAAGGTCGCGTCCCATTGCTTAACAATGTTTGCGCCCTTCTTCTTGGCTTCTACCCTCGCATCCTGTGAAGCTTCTTCCCGAATGCGGTGTGTTTCCGTGATGACAATGTTCCTCGCCCGGTTCTTGGCAATGCCCGTCTGATTGGAAATGTTTCGCGCAATCTCCGAATAAGACATATTCGATGCAAGACCACGCGAAATCTCAGCCGCGATTACATCACGCAATCGCTTTGTGTCAACACCGAGCGTTTTGTAAAGCCCCTCGCTGATTGCGCTGTTCGTCACAAGAGCCTTGACAACTTGCCTTTGGTCAATTGGGAATGTCAACGGCAAGCCCTGCTTGTGAAGACTGTACACAGTGGAAACGAAACCATCCTCGTAACTGTCTTTCAGGTACTCCTCAATCGTTTCGTATTCCTCTGTGTGCAGCTTTTCAAGGATTGCTTCTATCTGCCCCTTCAAGGCTTCCTGGTATCGCTTGCGGTACACCCTGTTCCCCAACAGTTCATCCGCTTTCATCACCTTTATGCGCTCGTTTACATCGTCCAAGGCTTTCGTGTACACCTCGTCCAGCCTGTCAAGCAACCCCATTTCCTTCGCTAACAGGTACGCAAAAAGGAGCTTTTCATACTTACTCATCCGCAATCACATCCGGATCATCAGGTGCGTTGCTCAACGCCTTCAATGCATCAGCAGCAGGAACTTCCGGGACTTCCTCCGGCAGTTTATCCTTGATTTCCTCATATTCAATGTCGAACTGCTCACAAATCAGTTTCAAAATTGTTTCAGAGTCAATCAAAGTCTGAACATCAAGGATTGCATTGATCTCCGCTTGTCTGGTCTGAGCTTCCGTCAAGGCAATCTGAGCATTCTCCAGCGCATTGGAAGGTACTTCCCTCTCGTCAAAGTCAAAGTAAATATCCTTCTGTGCATACGCCGTCTTGCCCGTTGCATTGATTTCTTCAAGGTCAAATTCCAGCACTTGACGCAGGAAAGATTTCAGCGCAACAACCTTTTTGTTTGCCTTCAAATCAAGACGGGCATACATCGACTTGATCTCAATACTGGTCTTTGCAGAGGTGTCCTTCCTGCCATCAGGATCAAGAGCCATGCCGAAACGGTAGATATTCTCCTTGTCAATATCCATCTTAGCCTTGCGCGCCTCAACAGGAATATCAACAGTCTTGATATCCAAATCGCCGCCCTCTGGTACACCAACATGCTTCTTTGCACGGATGTTCAGGATGGTTTCATCCAGATTGTCACCCTCAAAGCCCTTGATGACGTACAGAGAAGTGTTCGTGTCCTGCAACGTGTTGGACAGGTCAACATTCATCAGGTCATAGTCATCAATAATGTCCTTGATGGGAAGAATATCGCTGCCTTCCTTGCGGTTGTTCCTCAGTTTGATAAATGGAATCTTCCCGTAGCCCTTATCACTGAAAAGCTTGCCGTTTTTCGTGTACAGCGTGTGAGGCCGCGGGTTTTCTTCTGCATCCTCATCCAGCATGATATCCCCATCGTTAATCTGATCGTAAAAGGTGACCTGTTGTGCGTCCCATACCTCAATACGCTTGATTTGCTGCCCCTTATCGTCAACCCGGTCAACATACCAGCGAATCAGATACTCGCAATTATCGTCAGTTTCCTTCGCTCTGACTTCCACAACACCAAGACCATCAGCACATTCCCACTGATTGCGATTGTCCGCATCCTTGGAACAATAGAAATAGTCGAAGCCCTTGACAGAACTACCCGTCAAAACCTCGTACATTTCCTCTTTAAACTTGTCATTGTTGTTGTATCGCTCGTCAAGAATCTCCTGCAACTCAGGAATATCCGACTTGATGAAGCCATCCTTGCCGGAAAGAACGTACTGAACACCCTGGTCTACAATCTCAGTGAAGAAGGGGTGAGCAATCTTCACGTTGCTGTTCACTTTGTCTTCCTGCAACTTGCCGTTTCCGTCTACATATAGGATTTTTCTGTCCAGGATATCGTGTTTGCCTTCGTAATAGTCCTGACCAAGCTGTGCCGCCATCTTTCTGGCACTGGTACGGTCGTTTTCAATGAAGAGTTTGATCTGCTCTGCTGTCAGCATGGGGAACACCTCCCTTCTTTTTCATTGCATAGGAAAGGGGAACGGCATTCACCGTCCCCCGTGTTGTTATCAGGTCAAACCAAGGTCTTTCTTGAATATGTCGAGCAGTGCGTCAGTCTGTCAAGTCGATGCCGACTTTCTTCAAGGCCTTGACAATCTTCTTCACCGTCTTGGGAACGTCGATGTCCTCCGCGTCAGGCACGGGCAAGTCCTGCATACGTTCCTGCATCTCCGCGATTTCCTCGGCGGTCATCTCGCGGACAAGGCCGTTAATGTTGATCTTAGGCATTCGCACGCACCCCCCAGATTTTTATGATTGTTCCGGCTGGGAATATGTCCTTAGTAATCAAGTTAATACTTGTTATAGGCTTTGCTTTAACCTTAAAATATTGATCGTATGCCGCAGGATTATAGCTGTTTGCTACATCATATTTATTGACTACGCTGCCTGTCGCTTTTGCGGATAGATAGCCGTATTCCGGCTGAATGTATGCGTTCCAGAATGATGTAGTTGTGCGTAATCCGTTTCCGATATACAGGTTAAGCCACTTCCCATCTGCGACTGCACGAAACTGGACATAGGTTTGCTGTGTTGCTGGTGGGGCCTCGAAATTTACTCCTATCGCCTTAAAGTGATAACTTTCTCCGCCCGGCGTCTTATCTCGGGTTACGGTACCGACATCATCGTCTTCCAGCGTGATCTCCTCAATCAGCTCATACACGCCCGCATCCTGCCCCCCCATCTCCGCCTTGACCGCTTCCACGGTCGCGGGCACATACCCCGTGCCATTCCAGCGAAGGTATGCCGTGGATGCAGTGTCCGCAGGCTTCGGCAGCAGTTCGATGTTCACATCCTTGCTGCCGTCATACTCCGCTTCAACCGCGCCCTTGATGTGCAGTTTCTGCGGGTTCGGGGTTTTTGCTGGCTTGTACGAGCAGAGACGCACATACCCGTCTTCGTTGATTTGTACAAACTCAAAATACAAGCCTTTCCCGCTTACATATTCGCACGGTGTGAAGAAAGTCGGGCATGTCGTGGCAGGGTTTTTCTCGTTCGTGCGCTCCCCGTAGTAAGTAAAAACCCGTCCGCCTTTCACAAGCAGACACGTCTTTCCGTTAGCTGCCGCCTCGCGGATTTCTTCCTGTGTGCGGTCAGGATTTGGAGTGCAAGTGACAATGAACAGCCCACCCTCGCCGAACGCTTCCTGCAAGGTTTCTTCCGCTGCCTTTGCCGATTTGCTGGCTTCATTCACAGCCCCCATCAGGACGTGATAGCTGTTATCCTCCGGCAAGGCAGGACTGCCGCTCCCGCACAGAATCGACTTCTTGCAGGGGACATATGCCCCCGTGGTCGTGGACAGATTGCCAGCGAACACACCCACTTGCAGCTTGTAGGTGTCAGAAATCACAGGCACAGGGCATTCCGTCCCCGTGAAAATCTGCTCCCTATATGTACCGTCTTCCTTCACAAAACGTGCTGTCTTCGTTTCGTATGCATCCCACTCTGCATCAAAGTCGAAATGCACCACGAAATCACTGTTGCCGCATACATAGCGGCCTTGCGCGGGGTTGACAGCGATTTTATCCCGCACAGTGATGTTGATAATATGCATGGGCG